ATAGCGGAACATCCCCGGCTAGGGCCAAAATCCTGTCCCGCGTTTCGTCTGGCTTGCGAGAATGTTCCGCTATCGGTGCGTAAATGATCTGGTGTACCCCGGCGCTTTCCCGCTTCGGCTTTCCGCGCGTTCCCAAAAGGCAAAATTCAGTGTTTGCCCTTGTCCATCGCCCCATTCCCCAAAAGCTGTCAAAACTATCAACCGGGAAAAAGCTCGCCTGGTCAGGGTTCGTGCGCTTGTTGGTTTTCACCCACACAAAGGCGCAAGTCTTAAATTCAAACCCCCACCCGTCCATCACGATCTTTGCTTCAAACAGTTTAGGCCACGCGCCCCACATAAAAAGCAGGCTGTCGTCTGCTGCAATCTCGCGCACGGGCAGCGCGGCAATATCCTCTAGCCGCATGGTGCGGTAGTGTCGCTCCGCTCCCCCACGGTTCAGCGCCTTGTCGTCGTAGCTCCAAGGTGGGTCGGCGTAAATAATCTGGTATTTACTCATGTCCGTAGTTGCCCTCTAACCCGTCATTCCACCGGACCTGCGCAAAAAGCCGGCGCCTGCCCCTCATGTCAGACGTTCGCCGCCATTGGTAGCCTTACTCGTCATCTGACCCTGGCTCCCGTAGGTAGTGGCCGCAAGTCGCTTCGCGCGGGACCAGCCGTATCCATGCCTCGCACCACAAATAAGCGGGAGACTCCGACGACCCCGTTGCATGAACACAGTGCTTGCAAGGGTTCTGACCGTCGCGGTCTTTGATGGGCGTCACGCTAGCCATAGCATCATCGCCACTGCGACCGCCGCCCCGTACCCTACCCAGAACCAGCCGGCCGGTCCGAGCGGGATCGCTCCCATACGGTCATCGCCTCGGCACGGAGGCTTTCCGCCGCCGGCTGGCCGCGATGTTTTGCGACCAGTGCCAGGTATGCCAGCCGGTCCGGTTTTGGCAGCGTGAGCAGCCAGCGCGCCTCGCAGGCTGCGCGGTGCACGTCGCTCCAGGTACAGGTCGGGGATTCGCATGGTTTCGCTCCGCACACTCACGGCCCTTCAAAACACAGGAGATCGACCAGCACGCCCTGGTCGTTCTCGACAAACTGCCAACTCTCGCGGTCCAGCCAAAGGCCGATCTTTCCTTCCCACTCGCCGTTACGCTGCTTGGCAATGGCCAGCATGGCGTCGGCCTGCATCGAGAGCGATGCTTTCTCGTCTGAACTCATCGGTTTTCCACCCAGGCTTCCGTTCGGATCGAACGCACGTTCCTTGCGGACGTTGCGCCAAACGCTGATGACGTTATCGGCCTGGTCGGTAATCGCCGACGACCCGCGCACGTTGAACTTGCCCGGGGCCTTCATTTCGTCGTCGTCGGTAGCCCCCTTGCGGGCATGGGCTACCAGATGGATGTGAATCCCGCTATCGCGAGCTATGACGCACAGGTCACCGATAAATTGCTTCTGCGCCGTCAATGCCCCATTGCCATCCTCGGGAAGCCCGCAGGTAAGAAGCGAATCGATGACGAAATGCTTGATCCCCTTTTTGTCGCTACAGTAGCGAATCACCGCGAGCAACTTCTCGGGCGTCGTCTGCCCCAGGTGGTCGTAAAGCCAAAGATGCTCTTTTACGTTCTCCAAGTACCCGCGGGCGAATTCCCCGTCCAAGGTATCGCGCCCAGCGGCTTGGCGAATCAAGCGATAAAGCGTCCTCCTCGCCGGCATCTCGAAACTCGCAATGCAGACCTTGGACCTTTGGCTCACGAGAGAGGCGCAAACCATCCCCAGCGCGTAGCTTTTGCCGTGTCCGTTGTAGCCCGTCCAAACCGTAACCTCGGCCTGCCGAAAACGAAACCGCGGATAGGTCGATTTCCACGGCATGCAGTCCCCTGTTATACGGTCTGGACATTCGATCAGCCTTTCAACGTCAGCCGCGAATGAGTGCCCGGAAACGACCTTGTGATTGGCGTCTGTTGCATGCAGGTACGCCGCGAAGTCGATGTCATCAGGGAGAAGAATGTTACTCACTGGCATGGCTCCAGCAACGAAACATCGCCACTAGCCGCCGTCCAGTGCAGCCCAACATCTCCATCGCCATCGGTTGCCCAGGCGCGGATGCAGAGCGCCAAGTAGGCCGGTTGTTGCGCCTTCATCGCTTCGTACAGCATCCACACCCAGACACTGTAGCGGTCAGCGATGATAATCACCCTCAGCCCTATCAAAGCCCTCAGATCGATGCGTTCGACAGGCATGTCGGATGACACGCCCAGCACCGGCAGCGCCCAGGTTTCGCGCCAAGCGAACCAGTCAGACGGAGCATCCGGATCAACTTCAACGAACACCGTTGGAGGCTTCTTGCCCTTGAGCCGCATCCGCTCCAGCCATTGCGCTGTGGCCAGCTTCACAGCAGCCACCCCATCTCCGGAAAATACCGGGTACAGCCATTCGGGGGTGGTAGCCAGCCAGGCGGGAGTTCCTCCCGATTGAGGTCTAGGGGGTAGGTGTAGGGTTCCTTTGCGCCATTGCTCGTCTGTGCGCCATCCTCCCAGCGCTTCTGGTTCAGCCAGGTTGCCGGGTTGGGGATGAACTGGCCGGAATCCTTCCGCCACTGGTCCGACTCTGAGGCATGCTTGATCGCAATCAAAACCGTTTGCAGGGGTGGGCGATGTTTTCGCCACGATGCTTCCGCAGCACCCTTGCCGACTTTCTTCGGATAAGCCGCCCAAAACTCAGCGAAGCCGTCAGGCTCGCGTGAGGTTTTAAGGTTTACTTCTTTATCTTTATCTTTATCTAGCGTGACATTTCGTGACTCGTCGTGACATCGATGTGACTCGTCCATTTTTGCCTGTTCTCGTTCTCTTGCCCGTTGTTCTGCTTTCCGCTCTGTTGCTGACTTTGCGCCGGTTTCAGGATTTCCAGAATCCTCCTTTTTAGGCTGGCGACCTTCCCATCCCGTGAGCCTGTCGCCATCTAGAACACGACCTTGCATCGCCTCTTTTATTGCATCAATTTGAGCGATGTCACAATCAAGCGTGACAGCAAAATCTTCAGCGTGACATTTCGTGACACCGCGTGACTTATTTTTTGAGGCATCAACCAACATGGCTGTGTAAAGTGCGATCACCAACGAAAGAGGCTGCTCTGAAACGCGAGCGATAACCCGCCATTTCGGGTCGTTCGGCATGTCATGCCAAAGTCGAAGCCAGTCATTAGCCATTACTTGCCGCCCCTCAAAGCCTTCTTCAACGTTTCGCACAACAGCACGATCTGGCTGCGCTTGGCCTGGGCGGTCTTGAGAAGCGGGATATTCGCGGCCTGTTGCGCCGCCTTGCTCCACAGGCGTGGATTCATGATGCTCCCCCCACCACCAACGCCAGCCCCCGCTTCTCCCACGTCGCGGTGAAACTCATGCGTCACTCACTCCGAACGCTTCCATGTCGTCGCGGATGGCGCCCTCGTCCGCGAACACGTCATACACTCCGACGATGATTTCCGGCTCATGACGCTCAATGGCTTTGAACCGATCCGTATTGACCTTGACCATCGTCACCGCCCTTTTGCGCACCACAACGGCAAACTGCTGTCCTGGGGTGTTGCACGTCTCGATCTTGTGCATGATCTGCTGGGCTGTCATGCTCTTCGGCTCTGGCTCAGGCTTACACGTCCGACAGATGCGCTGCCTACGATTTTGAGCCAGCGCATAACCGCCACTGACGGCCCGCCGCTCGCCGCATACGGCGCAAGTGAACGACGGATGAGTGATTCCCGCCATAGACGGATTGGCGGACTGATGACGCTCACGCGCCATGGTTCTGGGGTGCATTAAACGGTTCCTCGGGTGATTTTTTCGATCCGTCCAGCCATCTCCAACAGCGACCGCGTGGACTCGATAAATTCGCGCTGTAGCCTGGCGACTTCATCCTCAGGCTCCACGGGAACGGGTGGTGCGTACCCCAAAACCGTGGCGCGATACTCGGCAACAACATGTACGCCCTTGTCCCGCGCCATCTGTTCGATCAGCAGGCACTCGTCCGGAGACAGCTTCTCTGGCCGGTCCGGATTGAGGCAGGCCAGGAGATGCCGCTGGGCCGATTAGACGCCTTTCGCAGGCCACACCTTATGTCCCACCGCCTTTGATCCACCGAGCGCCTTAACGGACGCGATGTAGGCGTCATTCAGGGTTTCGAGCATGTTTCCAAACCCCTACAAAAAATTTGGAAGCGTTTGTAAGGCCAGTTTCCAGGTAAAAAAATAAACTGGCCCCGCTGCAAGACGAAAAAAACCCCTGACCCGAAGGCCAGGGGAAAGTCCATGCAAGGGACAGCAGAGAAACCATGGCGGTTACATCACCTTGGTCAGGCAACGTTCTTCGTACAGCCTCAGAAGCTCGTTGCCCTTTGACCATTTCGGCTCGGTGATATTGCCGTTGTACAGGTCCGACAGCGTGCCGCTGGCAACGCCGATGTCCTGAGCGATCTGCTCCTGGGTCATCCCAGATGCTTTGATTGAGGAAATGATTTTGTTCCAGTCCATGCAAAACCTTTCGAGTAGCCGAAATGCTACCCCCCGAACGGACGAAACGCAAGGGTGCCACCACCCAACCATGAGCACACTTGCCAAACGATTACGTGAGGCCCGCGAAGATCGCGGATGGACGAAAGCGGAGCTGCGCCGTCAAGCCAAACTCAAAAGCGCATCGACGCTCACAGAGCTAGATATTGACAGCAAATTCGATTTGCCGAATACTGTGAAGCATGCACCGGCAAAACCCCCGAGCGGGGCAGTCAGCCAAGACGAGACGCCATCTGCGGATGGATGAGTCGAAAGCGACACCACCGGCAAAGCTGCTTCTAGGGCGGGTATTCCTGCCCCTGACCAGGGCGTGACGCAAAGGGCCAACAGCACCGCAGCGAATACCGCGGCCGGCCTGAAGAAACGCTAGGGCGATTCGGAGTTGGTCGCCGAGTTGCCCGCCCTAGAAGCAGCAAGTTCGGGGATTGCTCCTATCCCGACGCACAAATAGGAGCAGGACCGGCCGCCCGAAGCGGCCTACAAGGCGCGAGAGCCTGACTACCGAGAGAGTACGGCGGCCCACTCAAGGCGAAAGCATGAGCGCTGTAGGGCAATCCGGGAAAGCGCGTCACCCGGCAACGAATTCATGGGGAAATCATGCAACGCGCTGACGCCAGATTCGAGCGCACACAGCCCCGCGAGTGGAATCGCATCCCGTTCGCGCTGGACTACGAGCCAGCCCCGTCCGCCTCTGAAGCCATTGGATGGCTGCTCATCGGCATATCGTTGGCCTCGGTCTTATTTGGATTCCTGGGGCTGTGACCATGCCGGCCCTCTCCATCGACGCCCTTCGCGTGCACCTGCAGTTCTGCGCGGGCGTTCCCCGGCTGGGCCGCCACTTCGGCCTGGCTTTTTCGACATCCGGCATGCCTTCTGTGGTTTGCCTTCCTTACCGGAGATAACCATGCTCTGCTCATTTGACAGTGACCTGCGCGCCGAGATGGCCCGCCAGGATCGCGCAGAGGCCCGCGAACGCGAGCGCAACAATCTCGTCGAGATTGAGTCCGCCCGTCTTCTGGACGGTGATTTCGACCCGCTGGCACCGGCCAATTTCTATGAGGCCGTGGCCGAGACGGCGGACACTATGAACGTCGGCAGGATGCTCAATGCTCTGCGTGACGGCCGCCACGAACACGCCGGCCAAATCCTTGAGGCGCTGACCGTTGCCTACTGGCAGCGCCAGGCACAGCGGCGTGCCGAGAACATCGTTGATCGGCGCATGGCGGGGGGCGCATGAAGTTCATCCTCGTCGTCATACTGGCCGGGCACGCTCAGTACGCCATCGGCCCCTTCGCCACCCACCTCGACTGCACGAAGCACCCGATACAAGCGGAAGCCGAACGGGTCTGCATTCCGCTCGCCAGGGGGAAATGATGCGTTACGCCGCAGACATTGGGGGGTATGAGATCGACAGCCTCCCGTCCCAAGTCCAGGTGGCTGTCTGCCACGGGTTCTTCGTCGAACAGAAGTACAGGGGCAAGGGATACGCCCGTATCCTGAAACAGATGCAGGGCGTGAAGCTGGCCGAGCTTTCCTACGACTTCGCCATCTGCACGGTTGCAGGCGACAACTTGATTCAACAGAAGGTCTTGATGGCCGCCGGATGGGACCGTCTGGCTGCATTCAAAAACCGCCGCACTGGCGGCACAACGGAAATTTGGGGAAGGGAAATCAAATGACTACAGCACTCGCAACGTTAACCAGCAAACTCGCCGCCCGATTTGACATGGGGGACGGTGAAGGTGTTACCGAAATCCTGAAAAACACCGCATTCAAGGTGAAGGACGGGGCGGTTTCCGACAATCAAATGGCGGCCCTGCTGGTGATCGCAAACCAGTATGGTCTGAATCCGTTCACAAAGGAAATCTACGCCTATCCCGACAAAAGCAACGGGATCGTCCCCGTGGTCGGCGTCGATGGATGGGGGCGCATCATCAATGAGCGCCCGGAACTAGACGGACTGGAATTCCGGTACTCGGAGCAGACACTGACCCATAAGGGACGGGTCGCGCATGAGTGGATCGAATGCGTCATTACGCGCAAGGATCGCAAAGTTCCGATCATCGTCAGAGAATATTTCGACGAGGTTGTCAGGAATCTCAGCTTTCCGACCCCGTGGGACACCCACCCGAAGCGGATGCATCGGCACAAGGCCATGATCCAGTGCGCCCGCATTGCCTTTGGTTTTGGTGGCATCTACGACCAGGACGAGGCCGAGCGGATCGCCGAGATCGAAATCAATCCGATGCCCGCCAATCGATCCGCTCCGAAGCCCGAGCCCGCCGTCGAAGCGCCGCTACCATCCTACCCCGCCGACGACTTCGCCAAAAACCTGCCCACCTGGCGTAAAGCCATCGAATCCGGCAAGGCCACAGCCGACCAGATCATCGCCCGCTCCAGCACGAAATACACCCTGAGCGACGAGCAGAAGGCGGCGATCCAAGCGCCCATCCAGCCGGCCCATGTCGATGAGGATGGCGTGATTGATGCGGATTTTGTCCGCGAATCCGAGGGAGCCTCAAATGATTGAGCATCAACTGATTCAGGGAAGCCAGGAGTGGATCGCCCATCGCACCAAATACCGAAACGCCAGCGACACGCCAGCCGTTACCGGGTCGTCCATCTACAAAAGCCGTAGCGATTTCCTGAAGGAGTGCGCCACCGGCATCGCTGCAGAAGTCAACGCGACCGCCCATCGCCGCTTCGATGAAGGGCATCGCTTCGAGGCGCTGGCCCGCCCTCTGATGGAAAAAATCGTCGGCGAGGAGTTGTTCCCGGTAGTCGGAACCGATGGAGTCTGGGGAGCCAGTTTCGACGGCCTGACGATGATTGGCGACATCAACGCCGAGCACAAAACCATGAACGACAGTATCCGTTCCTGCCAGTCGGCCGCCGATCTGCATCCAATGTACTTGGAGCAGATGGAGCACCAGATGATGGTCTCCGGCGCAGCGCGAACCTTGTTCATGGCTACCAAGTGGAGGCTGGAAGACAGCGGAGAATGGGCTCTAGAAGAAGAAAAGCACTTCTGGGTTGAACCCGATCCCGAACTGCGCAAACGGATCGTGGCAGCATGGGAGCAGTTTGAAATCGACGTGGCCAACTACCAGCACACAGAGAGGAAGCCGGCTGTCATTTCTGAGGTCATCGACGACCTCCCCGCCCTGACCGTGCAACTCGTCGGCCAAGTTACCGCCTCAAATCTCGACACCTTCAAGACCGTGGTGACGGCCCGCATCCAGGCGATCAACACTGACCTGAAAACTGATAGCGACTTCGCCACCGCCGACAAGATGGTGAAGTTCCTCGACGATGGCGAGAAGCGCCTTGATCTGGTCAAGTCCCAGGCACTGGCCCAGACGTACAGCATTGACGAGTTGTTCCGGACCATCGACAGCCTGAAGGCCGAGATGCGGTCCAAACGCCTGACGCTCGACAAGCTGGTTAAGGCCGAGAAGGAGAACCGGAGGGCTGAGATTGTCACCGCCGCCAACCGTGCGCTATCCGACCATCTGGCAGCACTATTGCAGCGCGTTGGCGTCCCGATCCCTGTGGTGGGTGGGTTCGCTGATGTCATCAAGGGCCTCAAGTCACTCGACAGCATGCGCGACAAGGTTTCGTCCGCCCTCGCAAACGCCAAGATCGAGGCCAACGCCATCGCCGACCGGATCGACGCAAACCGCCTAACCGTGGAGGACATGACGCTGTTTCCGGACTTCTCGGCCGTCTGCCAGAAGGCGCCCGAGGATTTCGCGGCATTGATGACCATGCGGTTGGCCGCCCGGAAAGCGGCCGAGGAAAAGCGCCTGGAACAGGAGCGCGAACGGATTCGCCGGGAAGAGCAGGAAAAGGCCGGGGCCGAAGAGCGGGCCAAGCTCACGGCGGAGAATCAGACGCAATGTTTCCCACCGCCCCCCGTCGCTGCCATCCGTGAAACCAAAGCGCCGCCCACCGCCGAGACCATGAAACTTGGTGAAATCTGCTACCGCCTCGGCTACACCGTTTCTGCCGATTTCCTGTCGTCGCTTGGGGTCCATCCTGTCGCAACAGAAAAGAATGCCAAGCATTACAGCGATGCTGAATTTCCTGACATCTGCCAGAAGATCGCCGACCACACCTTGCGCGTTGCCCTGCGTAAGCTGCATGACATCACAAAGGCTGCGTAAACATGGCATCAGTCAACAAGGTAATCATCGTAGGCAACCTGGGAAAAGACCCTGAGACGCGCTACACCGCCAGCGGGGAGGCGATGTGCAATATCACCGTCGCCACGACCGAGAGCTGGAAGGACAAGGCCAGCGGAGAGAAGAAGGAGTTGACGGAATGGCATCGCATCTCCTTCTTCGGCAAGCTGGCCGAGATTGCCGGGCAATATTTGAAAAAGGGATCCCAGGTGTACGTCGAGGGCAGCATCCGGACCCGCAAATGGACCGACAAGGAAGGCCAGGAGCGCTATACCACCGAGATTCGCGCCGACGAGATGAAGATGCTGGGCGGCAATCCGCAGGGCAGCCGGGGCGCAGACGACCAGCCAAAGCGGACGGCAACAAGGCCAAGCGCTGCCGCACAGCGGCCGGTGGCAGACGATCTTGGCGACGACATTCCTTTTTAGACACGATGGCGGCAACAACGGAGAAACGAATGCTGGACCTGACGCCGATCACGCTTGACGAGGCAAACGCCTTCGTGAGCCTGCACCACCGGCACCATGCCCCGGTGCCAGGCGCGAAGTTTTGCCTTGCCGTGAGCGAGGGCGACACGGTGCGCGGCGTGGCGATTGTGGGCCGCCCGGTGGCGCGGAAACTGGACAACGGCTGGACGCTTGAAGTGAATCGCGTTTGCACGGACGGTGCCAGGAACGCATGCAGCATGCTGTACGGGGCTGCGTGGAGGGCTGCGAAGGCGTTGGGGTTTCGGCGGCTCATTACCTACACACTCCCCGAGGAAGGCGGCGCCAGCCTACGGGCAACCGGCTGGCGCCTATTGGGTGAGCGCGGCGGCGGGAATTGGAATGTGCCGACGCGCCCACGGATTGACACTGCGGCAGTCCTGCGGGGGCAAAAGCTCCTGTGGGAAGCCGTATAACGCATAGCTAAGGG